GACCAAATCTCTTTCATACGGCACTATCGTTACGCGCAGTTCACGGTTGATGTGGTCAACCTGGTGCAGACTAGGCGCTTCCCAGCCAATAAGGTCGTCAGGCGTTGAAACAAGGCAATACGCTATCTCAGCCGCTGGCTTGTCCCAAAGCATCATGTAAGCGCGTAGCTGCCATTCGTAGCCTTTATCTTCACCCTGGTCGGCAATAACTGGGAACGTGGTCAAGCACCAGCTAGACTTGATATCCACAATCTTGTCGTCAGCAACAATGTCGGCCTCACCAGTTAACCATGCATTTTGCACACGCTCTGTGTTTTTTACATGGTTAGTCAGCATTACAGCGTTGTACAAGTCAATAGATGCATCTTCTACGCGAATCCCTTTGTCCATGTACTTGCTAGTCACCCGTTCGTCGTATCCGTAAATGGCTTCCTTTGCCAGCTTGGTGACATAAGTCTTAGCGCCCACCGATAGTTCGTCTTTGCCTTTGCCGTCTGTCATGATGGCAGACAATGCTGATGCTCTAAATAGGATGCTCATAGTGTTGCTTTCTTTGCGTCTTTTGCCGCAATGATGTGGTCTTTGGCTTTTTGGTCGCTACCAGCAGATTTAATGGCTTCAAAATAAGCGTTTTTAAGTTCTGCTTCGGTCTTGCAATCAGCAATGTCTGCTAAATGTGCTTTAAGGGCGCTTTCCGTAAGTTTTGCCGGTTGCACCGAATGAGTGTAAGCATCTGCATCATTGTCTGATTCTGTTGGAATGCTAAACGCTTGGAACGCTGCGTATTTATAGGCAGCAGACATTGCTTTGTTGGTAGCTTTGTCGCCACTATCCATTGCTTCTCCAAACGTCTTTACGGTGTGCTTGCTTCCGTCTTCTGCTGATACAAAATCAAATTCAACTTCAACGGTCACATAAAACAACGCACCTCCATTTTTACTAAGACGTTCAACGCATTCTCGCGTCAAAACCCTTGGAAGAATGCAAAGAGCGTGTTTGGCAAGCAAAGGCGCAATGGCGTTGTAAACATCGTCAATTCCGCGAAATTTGTAGCCAGACCCTTGAGGGTTGGTGCGGTCTTTGGTAATGCCAACAGTAGACAATTCTTTTTGAACTGCATTGATTGATTGATAGACTTTCATTTGATTACGTTCCATGTTGACTTAATTGATTGAATGACTGTACGACCGTAGCGGCGATACATAAGGTAGAGACGTATGATGTTCATAGAGGCCACCCGTAAACGAGTGCATAAGCGAGGCCAACGCCAATAGCAGTAGCAAGAGCAATGTCGGCAAGTTTCATGCTGCCTCCGCAAATTGTGTAAGAGCTGCCGCAATTGCCTTGGCCTGCTCCTTGGTGAGCACCGCGCTGCATGATGCCCTTGGCACAGCAATGTTTAGCCAAACCTTTAACGGTTCGCCGTAACTATCCCAAGCGTCCACGTTGATGCGTGTTTTATCTTCTGCCATGATTGTGATTCCGTCTTCCATTTTGCTTCCTTAAAAGACCCCGAGAAGTTCAGGGCATGGCGCTATCTTACACACATTTGTGACTACTTCAAAGTTTATTTCAACAATATTTTTATCAATGTTGCTTTATTCATAGTTTTTTTTAATGACGCATAGACCCACAAATGTGATATAAACAGGCATGAATTCTTTAGAAGTTGCAATTTTGGCTTGTGGCGGGGTGACACGATTAGCTGAGAAGCTAGACGTAAAGCCTAACCGCATACACAACTGGCGCACCAGGGGCGTGCCTGATGGCTGGCTAAGTGTTTTGCGGATAAAGTTTAAGCGTGAGATTGCAGCAGCTAAGAAATTAGGTTAGAATTTGGATAACGCTTGGTCGCGTTTTAGGTAGTAGGGTTACACATGCACTCTGGCGGGACTACCCCGTTCGACCAACTCCAGCAATGGAGAGAGTGCAGGTGTAGCCCTTTTTTTATGGGTTTTTATGCATTACTACAAACGGAACCTTGGCGACTATGCCAAGAAAGCGGGTAGGCTAACAATGCTTCAACACGGTGCGTATACGCTTCTTATAGATTCGTGCTATGACCGTGAAGTATTTCCAACCTTAGAGCAGGCGGTGGAATGGACTTGGGCAGCAACTGAAGCTGAAGTAGAAGCCGTCAAATTTATTCTCAATCGATTTTTTACACCGGACAAAGATGGTTGTTTTGTCCAGCAAAGAATCCTTGAGGAACTTTTGCATTATCACAAGAATGCGGACATAAACAAACGAATCGCTGACGAACGTGAAGCGAAACGTAGGGAAAAACGCACGAACCGTGAACAAGGCGTGGACGAAGCGCCACCTAACCATAAACCATTAACCATTAACCAAGAACCACTAACCACAAAAGAGAAGCCGCAGGACAAGCCTGCTGATTTGTTGTTTGATGAATTTTGGAATGTTTATCCAAAGAAGCAGGGTAAAGATGCTGCTAAAAAAGCGTTTAGTAAACGTAAGGTAGACAAGCAACTACTGCAGGAAATGCTTTTAACTCTTGGTAAACAAAAAAATACCGAGCAATGGAAAAAGGATGGTGGACAGTACATCCCAAACCCAGCAACCTGGCTTAACGAAGGTCGTTGGCAAGACGAAGTTTTATCTATTAAACAATCAACCTTACCGGCTTACTCATGAAAAAAGAACCTGCATTCCCCCAAGAAAATCCATTGCATAAAGGTTTGACTATGCGCGACTACTTTGCTGCAAAAGCAATGCAAGCCATCATTGCAAAGATTCCTTTGACGCAAACAGATGATGGAATTTTAGAAAAACGTGTCTCAATTGGTGCATATAGCTATGCGGATTCCATGATGGAGGCACGGAAATGAGAGGCCATGAAGAAATCATCAAGATGCGTTTAGAGGGCTATGTACCTGACTACATCAACCTTGACGACTTTGCTAAACCAAACTCCATGATTGAATGGCAGAAGAAGTTTGGCGAAACTTTTACCCCAATTGTTTGCGTAAGTGGCGACCAGCTTGCTATGCTAGACCTCCGCTTCTTGGTCAACCTAACTGTCAACATCACTAGCGAATCAGAGCAACGGGCTAAGAAGCTATTTGACCTTGCCAAAAAAGCAGGTGCAAAGACAGTAGTCGCTGGTTACGTTGTTATCAAAGGTGAAAAAGCAACCACAGAATGGATGGATTTATGGCAAAAGTAATGAATTATCTCTCTGTTTGTTCAGGTATTGAGGCTGCAACAGTTGCATGGCATCCATTGGGCTAGAACCCAGTTGGTTTTGGAGAGATTGAAAAGTTTCCATCTCAGGTCTTGGCACATCACTATCCTGATGTTGTAAATTTTGGTGATATGACTAAATTTAAGGAGTGGCAAATTGAATCAAATGTTGATGTTTTCGTTGGAGGAACTCCCTGCCAATCATTCTCAGTCGCAGGACTCAGAAAAGGATTGGATGACCCTCGTGGCAACCTCATGCTTACATACCTTGCCATTGCTGCAAAGTTTAGGCCCAAGTGGTTGGTTTGGGAGAACGTCCCCGGTGTCTTATCTTCTAACGGAGGACACGACTTTGCCTCCCTCCTTCGCGGGATGGGGGAACTCGGGTATGGGTTCGCCTACAGAGTTCTTGACGCTCAGTACTTCGGAGTGGCCCAACGCCGCCGCCGTGTGTTCGTTGTCGGATACCTTGGAAACTGGCAACGTGCCGCAGCGGTACTTTTTGAGCGCCACAGCCTGTGCGGGTATCCTGCGCCGAGCCGAAAAAAGGGAAAAAGTATTGCCCCAAGCGTTACAACAGGCGCTCCTTTCAGTCGTACAGGCAACGACAGAGTAGAAGCGGAGGCAATGGTTGTTTGGCCAGCAACTATAAGTAGCACGTTGGACACCACTTTTGGAACAAAGATGGGATTGGAAAATCAGCACGTTAACGCTGGTTGCCCTATGTTTGTTCCTGCTGTTGCTAACACCTTGGGCGCAAGCCCTTCATGCCATAGTTCTGTAAATGTTGCCAATGGACAAGGTGATGTGATTGCGTTTGATGTGTTTAATCAGGATTTGACTGGGTCAGTAAGTAAGACGGTAGCTAGTCGGAACGATCAAGATACAGCTAGTTGTATTGCTTTTGCAGAGAACATTATAGGACGCAAGCCTGAGAATGGCGGCAATGGTGATGGTTACACAGAGGGCGGCCCGATGTACACATTAAACGCAACGGGTGTGCATGGTGTGGCGCAAACAATGTCTTTTCCTTGGCAATCAGCACTTGAACCAATTGGCAAACCTACGGATTTATGTGGGACATTGATTAAAAATCAAACTCCAGCAGTAATGCACTTAATGGCAGTTCGCCGCCTGACACCAACAGAATGTGAGCGTTTGCAAGGATTTCCTGATGGCTACACAGACATTAAACATAATGGAAAACTTACTCCTGATGGCCCCAGATATAAAGCATTAGGAAATAGCATGGCTGTGCCAGTTATGGCTTAAATTGGAAAACGTATTCAAGAAGTGGATGCAATTAATGACTAATTTAATATCAGATGAGATAGATTTCTCTCAATATTTGAAGGAAACCGACAATAAGCAAAAGGTTAAACCGGCAGCAGACTACCTGCCAACAATCAAGGAACGAATGCGCCTGATAGCTTCGGAGCGCAAGTTGTTTATGCCTTGGGTGAAGTCGCAGGAATCGTTTTACTTCAGACCTGGTGAAATGTCGGTATGGGCTGGACAGAACGGACACGGTAAGTCTCAAGTCACCGCACAGATTGCAATGCACCTGATGAGCCAAGGGGAACGGGTATGCATGGCAAGTTTTGAGATGAAACCTGTCGAAACAATTCGATTGATGAGCAGAATGTTTATTGGAACTAAC